TGCGTTCATTTGCAGGTTTCCTTCTCACTCTTTTAGCAACGGCAGCAATCCCATCTTCTGGGTCTTTTTCTAATTCTTCAATCAAAGCATCTCCGCAACGCACGGCTATATCGGCCATATGTTCCATGGAAAACTCATTGGGCGCGCCCTGTAACAATCCAGTAAAAGCAAAACAACTTGCTAAAAACCTCATGTGTTTCTTGTCGTCTTCCATTCTTTATATTCCGTATAGATATCTTTTAAGGCTGTTTGGGCTGCCAAGTTATTCTTAATCTCTGAACGCGATCCAACGACCAAATAATGCTGCATCCATTCGATACATTCTTTTTCGCTCTTGTCGTAAAGGCTGCCTTCTTCGTGTAAGAATTCCCAAAACTCTTTGTCCCTGCAAAGCATCCCTGCAAGTTTGACCATTTGTGCGCCCGCATATTCCTCCCGATTTAATGGTTTTTCTTCATCATCTAAACGAACCATAACCACCATATACCGCGCCCCAACGAAATCTCTGATAATTTCATCAGGAACTTCGTCAGGGTGAATAGCCAAGTTCAATACATATCCATCTTTAGTTTGCTTCATGGATATTTTTTTAGCTTCAAATTGCGGATGATCCATTAGTCGTCCCAAGGATCTTTGCCATCATTTGCTACTGGTTTTGCTTGCTGATCCATTGTGTTTACAGCAAGGGATAAGTAACTGTTTCCAGCTTTACTAACTTTTTTCCAACCATTAATTTTAATTTCCACTAAATCTGCGCTTGAAGTTTCAATCATATGACGCAAATACTCAGGATCAAACTTTACAGAACCCCACAAGTCTGGCGACTTTTCTGTACGCTTTTCTTGGGTTTTCATTAGCTTTCCTGTGTTTGGGTAATCTTGATATTCCATTTACTTTCCTTTCGTTAGTGTTGCTTTGGTTTTACTAAACTCTGCCATCATCTCTGAATAAAACTTCTCGTCCATAGCCTTGGCTTTATCAAAGACTACGCGGTTATTCTTAAATATATTGGCTACATCATCTGCATGAGTGGCCAGCGATAACAATGCATCTACGCCCGCTTTAAGAGCCTCTAACCAGCCTTTTGCATCGTCGGTATCCATCACTGTAATCTGCCACTCACCGGGCTTTCCCGCAGTCTTGGTTACCTTTGCTTTCTCCACCGCTTTTGCTGGCGCTGGGATATTAGACACTTTAGGGGTTTGTGTAATATCTTCTTGCAAGTCAGGCGGGACGTCTTCACCGTTGTATATGTATAGACCCAGCCCATGCAGGGCAATAGCTTTAGCCAAACAGCGTTGCATAGCGGTGTTGATTGCAAATGCGTCAGGCTCAGAAATGGCTTTATTGCGATAGTCCATTACCGGAAGTTGTGCAGTGCGCGCAATATCATTGGCCACTACAGTACAAAACACCATTACTGTGCCGTTGCCCCAACGTTGATACTCCGGATAAAACCAATGCGCTTTGGGATCAGCAAGTAATAGCTGGTCGACTGCCCACGCCCAAGATAAATAGGTAAGACCATTTTTCTTTTCTGTGTATTTTGAGACATCAATCTGTCTAAGTTCTTTGTATTCCATTACAGTCCTTTAATCATTTCATCTGCCAAATCTTTGGCGTATTCCATGACATATTCAGAAAAATCAACCGAATCTATATCTGGATCGTATTTGTTCCATGTTGAATATAATGCGCCGTTAGATGATAGTGCTACCATAAAGTCATAAATCATTTCTTGTCTTGTTTTCATTTGTCATGTTCCTCTTTTAGTTTACGAATTGTTTCTACTTCAATAAGTTTTTGAGCGTAGTGAATAACCTTCTCAAGGTCTTGTATACCGCCTTTTCTACGCCAGCGAGTGGTATATTTAATAATGTTTCCCTCAAGGTACCCCAAACCATTAGCCACGATATAGTCCCAAGGCTGAATAGAATTATCAGCATAATGAGAACCGGCAACTTGGTATTCATTTGCTTTTATCTTGTGATCCATGTCCACAATCCTGTTCCAAAGACTCCAAAGACTGCGATAAAAAGCAGCATCCAGACAAACACCTCTCGGACGAAAGATTTAGTTCTATCCCAATCCGTTTCGCATCTCCAAATAGGCGTTGCATAATCTGCATCTCTAAATGCTTCGGATACAGATCTAGTGGTTTGTGTATATCTGTGATATCGGTTTGTAAATTGTTCATAACTCATTATTTCTCCTCTAAATAACGTTTATATTGATCGCAAAACTTAGATACCGGACAGAAGCTTGAGCAACGGGTGCGATCCCCTTCTCGAACTTCAAGAATAAATCCTTTGCCGGCTTTAAGTAATGCCTCCTCTGCTGCCTCAAGATCATTATGCACCGATTTTGCTCTAACTGCATCAACTTTTTTTACTGCATAAGTTGTCGGCTTTTCCCACATTTCGGCAGGAGTGCATAGCGGTAATTCCTCCCCCGCATCCATCGCAAACAGTCCTTCTGAATGCAAGTGAATGCGGTCTTTAATAAACTGCTCCCTTTGCTCCATAGGCCATAAAGTAACAGGGATTACTTCAACCGGACATTGGGGATAACCCTGACGAGTTTTTGCGTCTCTGCGGTTCCAATCGCGGATGATGGCAATAATAGCTAACTTGTTTACTGGGGTTTTCTTTACAGTTTCTACCAGCCATGCATAAATATTTAGCTGTTGTTCCCACTCAGCCTTCTCATTCATTACCGACCATACGCCTACATTCTTATAGTCGTTAATTTCTACGCCATCATCATGAATAATTTGTAAGTCAATAGCGCCAGAAATATGCCAACCATCAAGATCCGCATGAAGTCTTTGCTCCACAATATGGTTAGCATCCTTGCCATGTTCCAATACTCCGTGAATCGCAGTTCCAATAATTGACCAAACCATATCTGATACATCAGTTTCAATCTGGTCGTCATACTTCTTTTTAAGTTGCACAATGCGTGGGCTATTGAGTAGTTCAGTGGCCGATACATGAGCCTTGCCCTTTGTGTATGCCGGACGTTCGGCTACATTCATAAAGGTTTGGGGAAGATTAAATTTATTAGTTAATTTCATGTATGTTCTTGTTTAATTGATCTTGCGTCATTACATAACCTTTGCCATGACCCAAATCATCAATGTTCTCATCCTTAAATAATTCTTCTTTAGTTGTCCATCCCGCAATTTTTGCGCCTTTGTCATTCAGAATTGCTAAAACATACATATCGCAAGGATGATCCTCTTTTTTTAAAGTGGCCAATAGTTTACCGGATTGATATCTTGTGGACTTAACATCTATTGTGCGTTTAAAGTAATTGACCAAATCTGATCCACCTTTTCTAATGCTGACAGTCAAATCTGGGCATAGATTAAGCGCCTTAGCTACGCAATACTCTGCAATAACTCCATCTATATCTATTTCAAAAGGATCCTGCTTTCCCATTTGTTTGTCTTGCACATTTCCAGAAGCCGTACATCTACGCATTACGCCAAGTAATCTGCAGATTTCCAGCTCCGGCATAGACAACTCAATCAGCATTACGTTTATTCATTTCGAGCCAGTCGGCTGAGATTGTTGCGGTATGCGCCAAAGCTCGCAAAGCCTGAATTGTTTGCTCCTGATTGCCTTTTAGTAATAACTCATAAGACTCACGCAAAGCCTTGTCCATAGCTAGATAACTTTCGCTGTAATCAATCATACATTCTCCTATTTAGTTGCCATTAAATATAAACCTACGTTAGCGGCAGCGTAACTAACATAGGTGATACATAAAGCTAGGTTGCCTTTGTAACCCTGTTCACAGCCAATATAAAGATAAATAAGGCCAGTAACAATAATTAACCAAGCGCTCATCTGTTTTGTGCCTTTAACATTTTTTCAATTGATTCAATTTTGTTTTTAATTTTTGTAAAAAAACTTTGTTCAATATTCATTCTATAAACTTGTTCTATTGAGTTGGCATACAAAATGTATAGCAAATCTAATTGTGTTTGCAAATTATTATTGTTTAAATTTTGAATTATTAAATTATCCCTATTGGGAAGGGCAAACTGCTCTACTAAATTAGTGGCTTCGTCGCCAATTAACTGACTAATTTCCTCTTTAAGAATTTTTTTATGAAACTTAAAATATTCTGTTCCCAAAATAGCATGAAACATTCCTGCCAAACACACTCTTTCTGGCTGTTTCAAAGACTTTAAAATATAAAATGTATTTGATAAATGTTCATAAAAAGTTGTGCCACTATGCGGTGTATCGCCTGTTTTTTGTTCAATGTAATCTAAACAAGTTTGTTCTTTTTGTGTCAAATCACATTTTTTTTGATAAATAAAGTCTTGAATTGTTATTGAATTTGACCAATTGGGAGATTCTTTTATCGTAAATTTAATGACAAATACAAATCTGTAATATTTTGCATTGGGCGCTGGTTGAGATGATTTGTGTGGAATTGTCCCATCAAATATTACAAACCTACCGGGAATAAATGCGCTTGAATACAAAATATCCTGCATTGAATCATCTGAAAAATGAGTTTCTCCTTCCCAAGTCGGATCCCATTCAATATTAATATAATAAAGACCTGATGGACATTTTGAAACTGGTGTATCAACATGGTATTGATACACATCACTAGCGCTGCATAGGTTAATATAACAATGATGTATTTTTAAATCATTTTGTTTAATGTAATTAACAATTTCATCGTTTTCAAAAAATCCAAATGACAAAATGTCTTTTAATGAAAATTCGCATTTTAATGTTTTATGTAAAGATAGCCTTTCGGGAACATCGGCTGCAACTCTTTCAACAACATAATAAGATTTAATGGCAAAGCTATATAAATCAAATCTTTTATTAGCGCTAAATACATCATCGTAAATTTCAATAAATTTACCATTGATGTCAATTTTTCTTTTTAATTTCATTTATCTTGCGCTTTTTAGCAACGTCCATCAGGATCGTTACCATCTAAATCCCATTCATCCATAATTTCTTGGCGACGCTGTTTCATTTCCTTGGTGGCGTATTTGTCTAACTGTTCGTAGCTGATGTAACGATCCCATAAACGCTCACACTTCATGCGAACCATATTTGCAAGACCTAATAAAGTATTGCTTAATTCATCTTCGGTCATTGTGTTATTTGCATGATGCTCATAAAGAACTGTTAAATCTTCGTGAATGTTATACATCCCTTGAATAGCATCTTCCAATTCAATTCTTTTCTTTAAATCTTTTTTCTTTCCCATCTGTTTCTCCTGTTCGATTGCCTCTTTAAGCATGGCTACTACACCATATTGGATAAGGACTATTTGACCTTCATCATCGTAATCAACTATTGCATCCGCAGAACCATCTTCATTCTCCCGCGTTATCCTCAGCTTGATCTCCATCTTCTTCCTCCATAAACTTTCTTAAATACTCACGCAATTCTTTGGCATCTTCTTTGGTATCAAATATCTTTTGGTATGTTCCGCGAGACGGAATTCTTACAGCCTCAGTAAAGTAATAGTTATACGCAACATAGGTTCCAAAAGGCCTGCAAGCCCATTCATTCTCTTTGCATATTTGCGTATGTACGCAGTTGTCGCATGGACAAACGCCCTCCACTCTTGGTCTTGGCCCTTCTGCCGCTATTCTGTCTTCCGTAGTAAACGTAGTCATAGATCCCCTATATAATTCTTTGATACTAATCCCGCAAAAGAAAGTTGAATATAGGTGATTACCCTAACATTTCCATACCCTCCCAGCGTCAACGCATACTGGCTTCAAGCCGGTAAACGCCGGTATATTTCTAAACGAGGAGTAGATTTTAAAAGAGCTGTCCATGAAATATGTGACAAATTGCCAAGTTTTGGTGATAAACCCATAGAAATATTTATTGTGTTGTATCCGCGCGACAAACGCCTTTTGGATATTGATAACTGTTGTAAGGCTATTCTTGATTCCATGAATGGCCTGATGTATGACGACGATCAGCAGGTATGGAAACTAACAGTAGAACGGGGCGAGAAGATTAAAGGCGGTGGATGCCAAGTAACCATCAAAGAATATAAGGGTAAACCCTAGTATTTAGTGTTTATTTGTATGTGATACACTACCTATGTATCTCGTGAGGATACTTCCCTGTAGTACTTTTGGGGCTGTCTCTTGACAGCCTCTTTTTTATGTTGTAAATTAACAATGCAGAGATGGACTTTGGACGGTTCACTATGTATAATCTCGAGTCAATAACCTCATACACATGGGGTCTACATATAGTTTCTTTATGTTTGGTTGACTCGGTGACAAACACAAAGGAATGTCCAAAAGTAGACTCCAGCTGTATGGGGTTTTTCTTTTCTGCGAACCATTCTGGACGGCAGAGAAACACCAGCGGATTGGTTCCTAGCGTTACTGGGGAAATGTCTGTAATAGCGCAATATCGGTGGCGAAGCTAGTGCCGATGACATGAACGACTGGCGGGTGCTGTGGCTCCGAATGAGTAGCAGTTGAAGGCGCACTTCTAGGGCGAGGTGCGTCCACCAAATGAGTAACATTAATATTAATAATATATATATCAATCATATAAGGAGAATAATATGCGAGACGGCGGAAAAGGCGATACACAAAGACCATTAGGCGTACCAGTCGAAGAGTTTAATAACGCATGGGATCGCATATTTAACAAGGCTAAGATTGCGGAAGCGATTGACCAAACCATTTTGCAACACGCGGGCTTTTTACAAGATCTCGCAACTCACGAAAAAGAATGCGGAAAATGAATTACAGAGAAATGATTAAAACGCAAGTAGGGAAAATACCTACTAAAGTTATGCAAGGATCGGTTCAAGAAGTAGTAAGATGGAAGGAACGAGCCAATGAAGCATTACGGCTTGCCAACAATAAAAATACCTCCGATTACGAATTACAGCTAGCATTAGACAGGATTAAGTAATGACTCTCACAGAAGAAAACAGAATAAAAACACTTGAAGCCACCCTCCATGCAACAGAATCACAACTCAACATCAAAACCAATGAAGTAGCCGGATACCTAGACCAGATCCGGTATTGGAAACGGCGCGCTGAAAAAGCCGAAAAGAAGTTAAACGAAGCAGTCCAAGTTTAATCAACGGGGTCACGCCTGTTTTTAATGCTTCACATACATTATTTACTCAGGGGGCGTGATCCCACCCTTAACGTAGCTGGGCGTATCCCAGCAGAAAGATTTAAATGCTCCAGCTTCGCCCTCACCAGCAAGAAGTTATACAGAAGTTAAATGAAGGATTTAAAGAACACAAGCGTCAAATCCTATGCGCAGTAACAGGGTTTGGTAAAACCGAATGTGCGATGGCAGTCATGCAAGAAGCTGCAGCGCAAGGTAAACGAGTAGCGATGGTGCTTGACCGGATTGTGTTGGTAGATCAAACCAGCAGGCGCCTATCTAAGTATGGTATCCCACACGGCGTATTGCAGTCTGCCCACTGGCGTAATCGTCCATACGAGCCAATTCAGATTTGCTCAGTGCAAACTCTAGCCCGCAGAAAAATTCCATTAAATGTAGATTTATTGATTGTGGATGAAGCCCATGTGCTTTATAAATCCACAGTAGATTTTATTAAAGCAAACTTCAATATGCAGGTCGTTGGATTGACCGCTACGCCCTTTACTAAAGGTTTGGGGGAGATCTATACCAATGTAATCGGCGCACAGCCTATGACCCATTTAGTTGAGGATGGATGGGTTGTGCCACTGAAAGTCTATATTGCCAAAGAAATTGATATGACCGGCGCAAAGAAGTTAGCTGGAGAATGGCGGGCAGATGATGTAACCGAAAGAGGTATGAAAATTGTCGGTGATGTTGTCAAAGAATGGGTGCAGAAAACCCATGAGATTTATGGTGGACCCAAAAAGACTATTGTGTTCTGTGCTGGAGTTAATCATGGCAGAGCATTGGTAGATCAATTCAAACAATCAGGTTACAACTTTGTATCTATTTCATATAAGGAAGATGATGAATTTAAGAGAGCTACTATCGAAGATTTTGCGCGTCCAGATACCGACATCCACGGACTTATCGCAACTGATATCCTTACTCGTGGTTTTGATGTTAGTGATGTTTGCATTGGGATTTCAGCTCGCCCTTTTTCTAAGTCATTTAGCTCCCATGTGCAACAGATAGGACGGATTCTACGACCACACGAAGGCAAAGATTTTGGTGTATTGTTAGATCATTCCGGTAACTTCTTGCGGTTCAGAGAAGATTGGGATGGGCTGTATCACGATGGCGTAACTGAACTCAAGACAGGCGGAGAGACAGTCAAGCGTGAGCCAACAGAGAGAGAAAAGAAAGAAGCCAAGTGTCCTAAATGCTCGGCTTTGTGGACTTCAAAAGATAACACTTGCGCCTCTTGCGGTCATGTAAGACTAGCCCAAGCCTCGATCTCCAATATCGCTGGCAGAATGGAAGAACTACAACTCAATGCCCGCAACATCAATAAAGAAAGAGCTGACTTTTACAATCAATTAGTTTATTACGGCAAGATGAAGGGCTACAAAGAAGGTTGGGCTGCGGTTCAATTCAAAGCTAAACATGGAGTGTATCCGAATGGATACAAACCAGAGCCATCTCCACCAGATGCTAAAACTCTTGGCTGGATTAGAAGTCGCAACATAGCGTTTGCTAAATCAAAACAAAAATATGCTGAAAGGATTGCTGCATGAACTTTGAATCATTTGCAGAGCAACATGGCTTGATTATTGACCATCTTGTTTATGATCGCTGGGCGCGTGTTCCCACTACTGATAAGCCTAATAAAAAGAATGGAGCATACATATTTGATGGCACTACCGGTGCGGTTCGTAATTGGGCGGTGCATGAGAAGCCAATATCTTTTTCTCCGGATGTTAAATTTAAATTATCAAAAGAAACAATTAGGAAGAAGATTGCTGAATCTAAAGAAAAGCAAAAACTTAGACACAATCAAGCAATTAAAAGAGCCAGAGATATGTTGGATAATTCTGAAAAAATGCCTCATCCTTATATGGCCAAGAAAGGTTTTCCAGATTTCAAAGTGCCTGTCAATAATGGCCTCATGCTGTTACCTATGCGGATTGGTCAGAACTTAGTTGGCTGTCAGGTTATCAAAGATGATGGCTCAAAGTTTTTTTTGTATGGGCAAATTACCAAAGGTGCAGAATTAGTCATAGATAGCAAGGGTAAGCATATTCTATGTGAAGGGTATGCTACTGCCATGTCTTTGCGTAGAGTATTAAAGAGTTTGGACTTGCGTTATACGATTCATGTTTGCTTTTCAGCGTTTAATATTTGTGAAATAGCCTCATACTACGAACAATGTGTCGTCCTTGCCGACAATGATCCTGCTGGACTAGAATACGCAGAAAAAACGGGCAAACCCTTTTGGAGTCCACCCGTTTTAGGAGAAGATTTTAATGATCTTGAATTGCGTGTTGGCACAGAAGAAGCCGGCAAGTTATTTATTGCAAGCGGTTTGATGGAGGCATCTGACTAAACTCATTCTCAGCAAACAACACTTTCTTAGCCTCATGCACCTTAGCTACGATTTCGTTGCCCAATACGAATGATTTAGTAGGATAGCCTACCAACTCCATGTTTACTTCAACTTCTCCGTCCTCTGCGTCTTTGAGATAGATAATTGTGGCGTTGAGCATATAAGCCTTATGGTTCTGTTAGGGATAAAGTATTCCGGAAAAGCGTCTACTAATCGTTTAAGATTAGATTGATCTGCCAATAAGGCCGTTTCCCCCAATTTTACTGCAAAACCACCACGATTATAAAGCTGATCTACGGCCTGTATTAGAGCCGTCCTATCTGTTAATAGCCTCATTCTAATTCCTATGATATGTGTCGTTAGGGTGTGCTAACATAGATTTGAGAAGATCATCAATGGTATTAAACCATTGGATGACCTTCAATCCGTCAGCTTGATAGATGGTAAAGCTCAATATAAACCCTCAGGGTCATCATCTTCATAAGATTCACTATCCGTTACCTCTAGGTCATCTAGCTGGTGCATATTCGCAAGCTCATCATAAGCACAATCTACGGCCTCGCCATCATCAGGGGCGGTGATATAGAAGGTTTGCACTCCGGAATAGTATAGTTTTACGCAAAAAGGTTTCATTGGACTTCCTTAATAGAATTAAAGTTAAAACCACGACAAGGAATCTTCTCGTTTTTGGGTTTAATCATGAAGACTCTATATCTAAGCTCTTCGTCTTTCAAAAATGCCGAAGGTGTTTCCATTCTTAGCTGGTCTAATAAATCATCAAGTGCCGTATTAGGTTTACCGCAATCAGGATGGTCTTCCTTGCGTCCTACTGCTTTTAATCGGTTTTGTTGCTCTTTCGTTAGTTTGTTCATGCTACTTTTTTCCTTTTATTTAAACTGCTACTTTTGCTTGTTGTTCTAAAACCCAATCCACCCAATGCTCAATTACATCTCGGTTAATTCCATACTCTGAATCGTATTCCTTGATGGCTAATCTCAATACTTCTCTTGCGTCCTCATCAGAAAGTTCTTCATCTAAATAATCTGAACAGTCTTTAACATCATCAATGTGCCACCAATCTGCAATCCAATTAGGATCAGTAAGTCGCACAATATCTCTAGGATCAGGGATAGCCTGTCCTTCCGGTAAATCAAACTCAACGACTACTTTCATGCTTCCTCCAAATCAAATCGACAATAATCGCCTACACCAGATTCATATCCAGCTTTATAGTAATGCTTGCATGGGTCTGCTGGATCGTAATCAGTTTCTTCGCACCCGTAATGTCTGCCTTCCCAATATCCAATAGCATACGCTACCATTTCTGATGTAATTTTCATAATTCCTCCCATGTTCGAAAATTATATTCATCAATAATTTCCCGCAAGGTTTGTTTGTCGTAGCCTATTCCACTCATAAGAATATCATAGAGATACTCTGCGTCCCCTTGCTCCAAGCCTATCTTAATCTTTGTAATATCGTCTGCGATTAGTCTTTTGACCATACTATGTCTGTCCACAATAGCTCCTCATCATACATACGATCTTCCACAAAATAATTAGCTCCGGTAGCTAATCGCCTTTTATTACCCTCTGATATTGCTTGCATCAGGGTTGAATATTCTCCAATCGTCTCATTGGTCTGCATATCAAATAACATCCATCTAAGCATGAGTAATCTCCTCTATTTCTAAAACTTCAAAATCACCACCATCTGTAATATCTGAAGGATTAAAATCAATTTCATTCTCGTAAAGCAAATTGCTTACTTCATCTTTATTTTCGGCCTCAACATCTACCATGTAATAAACAACTTCTTTTGCATAAACAATAAATTTAGGCATTTTTAATCTCCTTTACTTCAAGTGTTGTGTATTGTTGTTTAGTAGCTAATTTACTTATTTCACCCAAAGACAAGGCAAACTCAGCCTCTGCCTCGTCTTGATCTTCAGCCTCTACTTCACCTTCGTAATAAACTTCTTCATATGCTTTTACTTTAAATTTAAGCATTTTCTTCCTCCAATAATTTAACTACTTCAGCACAATGGGGTTCAGATAAATCCCCACGATCAAATAAATCCCATGCTAAATCTTCAGCGTCTTGATACCCTTTAGCCTCGACTGTATAAATTGCATGGGTAGAAATTACTACTTCAAATTTAGGCATTTTGCACCTCATATTCTTTGTCTTGCCATTTTGTAATCCGGCACTTCATTCCGTTGCCCGCAATGAAAAAGGTTTTACGGCCTTCTTTATGTATCTTGAATGTATCCTCTTTGAATGACCGGAAATCTAAAGGCCGTGCAAAGCGGATAGTCAAACCATCAGGCACGGATACTTTAGCCTTCTGCTCTAAGCATTTATCCCGCCATAACCTAGCATTACCCTCAACTTGTGGATTAAGGGCATCTAATTTCTTAATCATGGAAATCGGGGCATCATAGTAATATGGCATCATTTCTTCGGCCATCTCTTTATATCGCCACTCATCAGCACTAAATGACATAAGAATCACAATGCCAGCACTATGCCAACTGCCATCAGGCCTAACCATTGTATAAATTCCGTAAGCCGTATTGCCACGAATAGATAAGTCGGTCAATGTCCATGAGGGATTAGTCCCAACTTCACCGGCCTGATTAAACTGCTCCTCTAACCATCTTTTTTTATCCCCGTGATAGGGGGGTTGCATTCCTGTCCAGCCCATAATTTTCTCCTCTTAAAAAAATTAGCCTCATACTACTGTCAATAATTTAGCCTCATACTACGACCAAAAACATAGGGATAAACCCTATACCAAAACCCTTATTGCTAAGGGTTTCAGTATCCGGTCTATTGGTTTGCTTGCTTGAGTTGCTCCTCAAGTTTTGCGATTGCTTGCTCGGCTCTTGCCCGTTGTTTTGGGTCGGTGGTTCTATTTAAAATAAAGCGTTGCCATATAAGCGAGGTTTCTAGCGTTCTTTTAGAGTTCATTAGTCCATTACCCCATCATCATAAATTGCTGTAATGCCATGTTCTTTCAAGTAGTCTAGTGCCGGTTTTACTGATCGACTGGCCGAAAGATTGCCTTGCACCCAATCACAACGGGTTATTTTCAATTCTTCCGGTTTGCGTTTACCCTTGCCGATAAACCAAACATTTAAGCCCTTGCCCATGCAACAAGTCCCGTTATCCTCTTGGCCTTGTCTTTGCCATTCCGTGAGCCATAATTCGCGGGCTACTTCCCCGTGATGTCGCAAGGCCTCTAATTCTGTCGGTGTGTAGGCCTCAATTTTCCGGCCATATAAATCGCAAGTTTTCATTCTGTTAGTTCCTTTTCTATTTTTTCCTTAATAATTGCTAGCCTATTTGCCTCTCCTATACCAGCAATTTGCCAGCCTTCCCGCATTTCTTGAATTTCTCTATGCAATAACCAAACAATTTCGGCTAGTTCATCTTGGTTTAATGTCATAATTCCCTCTTAATAATTGAGTTAATAATTTCCCCGTTGGGGTAAGCGTTTAATGCCTGTTCTTCGGCATGGTCGGTATCTTCAGCCCAACAATCAAAATAGAGGGTAAATTTATCCCCTTTATCCTCATGCAAGCTAACCCGATACTCTGTTAAACCGGCAAAAATCATAATTTCACCCATTTAAAAATTGCGGATACTAAAACCCATAAAGCATAAAAGCCCGCAAGAATAATCCCGAAGGATAATAGCTCACTCCAAACAGTAGTAAGCAATTTCCACAATGTATCAATATCTGATTGGTTCATAATTTCCCCTTAATCTAAAATACATTCTCTAAGTGTTCGCATTTCATCCGGCCATGATTGCCCGCAAATATAGCTGACCTTGCCGTCATTAAAAACAATGCGGGAATAAATGCCAAAATTACCCCATAAAGACAAGGGTAAATCAATCCTACGGGATAACCGGTCTTTTGTAGGTTTTCGGCATCCTGAGCTAATAAAACGGAAAATTTCCATTTTTTGATCTTCAGTCAATTCTTGGGGTAGGTCTTTAGCGTCATTCTTAGCACACCAAATCCGGTTTGATAGATTGTCATTCATAATTAAGCCCCTTTTTTACATTTATGACACAAGCCGAAGCCGTGGCCGGTTGAGAAATACCTATAACCTATTGCGTATTGATAGCGATAGGCCGTAGATTTTTTAAAGTAATATTGCGGGCCTTTAAACCCGCATTTTTCGCAAGTGGTAAGAATCATTTTTATACCCTTTCAGTTTGTGTAATGTGGAAAACATAAGCGGATTGTGGTTTAACGACTTCTTGGCCGGTTTTATCGGTATATCTGATCCATGTAATAACCTTGACCCCCTTTTCACCTTTTTTTACTTGCCGGCCTATTGCTTGCCATGCTTTATAGGTTAGGACATTTTCACGGGGAATAATCTCGCTAGAAGGAATACCTCTAGCCATAAAGCCCGCAAATATCGCCTGATAGTTAAGCCCGCTAGTATTGCCTCTAGCACGGGATAAAGCCTCTTGTGCGTGTATATTGTTCATTGTGTCTAGTCCTCTGTTAGTGTTTGACAAATAACCCCTTGCGGGGTTTTCGGGTATTAAACCCTCATCAGTTTGCCTATGCTCTATTGGGTTGCCCTAATTGCTCCATCCGATCATTAAAAGCCCGTTTTAATATTGCTAAATCCGGCTCAATATCGGCTCTGAGGGTTGGTGTATATGGTGTATTGAGATAAGCTCTAACCATGTGGTCAAAATTCCTATATGCGGTGTAATAACTTGTAATTGCGTCAATATCAATCCATTTGCTAGAATTGACCATTCCGTCATTTGCTAGCATTTCAAAATGCTCTCCGCATACATAACCCCTAAAGGGTTTATCCCCATTGTGACCGGTGATATACCATTGTGACGGGATGTTTTCTTGCTCTCCGGATTTGCAAGAAAAGCAATAAGCCTTGTAATTTAATTTCATAATCTAGCCCTTTCGGTTAAATGGTTTGACTGCGATATCCTTACGGATATTTCGGCTCATAAAGCCATCATCAGGCAGTCTGAAAGCCCGTTAGTTTTTCTTGCAAAAAGTCTAAATTAAACCAATGCCCTTTATCTGTAAGTATCAAGTATGTTCCGGCACTAGAAGTCTGATAACAATATTTTCCTTCCCTCTCTGAATACCATATAGGGTTATAATCAATTCCCCATATAGACTTCAGCACTTGAGAGAGTTTTTCGGCTCTCCGGTGGTTTACTTCAATATTGTCTGTATCCTTCTGTAATTCAATCCATACTTCATCTACTGTATCGTCATCTATTACCAACATTGTCTAGCCCTTTCATGGTTTGACTAATTAAAAAAATACTACTTACTGCCCTTGTAGTATTTCACGGGTTTACCTATAAATTCTTGATCTAGGTCAAGAAAATCAAAAATAATTTTTCACAATGTGAGATAGTTTAGGTTTTTATACTGTGGATTTATACAGTCCTGTGCATATATACAGTAATTATGGTATTGTCTATCCATGTTCTGATGATGTATCCATTATGTATATATGAGAATCCCAAGATTAAGTAAAAAGCAAATCAATGAGGCCTTAGATCAAGCCCCTATGTATGAGCTATTGAATGTTAATAAATCAGCACTCACAAGTAAGCAATTCAAATACTGTGAGGGTTTAGCACGGGGAGAGACTAAAGCCGGTGCGTATCGGAAAGCATATAACAGTAAGGGCAATAGTCGGACAATAGCAAAGCGAGGGCATGAGATGAGCAAGCGAGGGGATATTCAGGCTACAACGGAAGCGATTAAGTTAGCGATTGAGTGGGAGAAATCGCATACAGCAGGACAAATAAGAGCATTAGTAGCTCATAGATTGACAGTAGAAGCCATTGCTGAGGAATCTAACCCATCAGTCAGGGTAAACGCACTCAAGGCACTAGGCACAATCGCTGGTGTGGACTCTTTCATTCACAGATCAGAGACTAAGGTCGTGAAGGATAGCGACAAGGCCAAAGATGATCTATTGGCCATGCTTAAAAATGCCCTCGAGGATAATTCGCGAACCATTGATGAGGACTTAGATATTCAAAACCTTATGCGGGAAATAGAAGGACAGGGACTTGGCGATTCTAGCGGGCAGATCAGCGACCCCCATACCCCCCTTTTGGAGAGTAGGAGTCCCTTAGAGACATTGCATACTATTCCAGACATACAATCACCATCCGAAAGCACCCCCCCTGAAGACAATGAAAATAAAGATGAATAAAATCAATAGCTTACATCTGTTAATATTAACAGATACAGAAACACCCCCCTATGTTGTTTTTTTACAACAGGGGTGGGGGGTATATTTTTATGAGAAATATTAAGGATGTGAAGTATGAGCTGGACTGGGCTATAGGAAGACTAGAGCAGTACGCTAGGCTAGTAGAGTTCCTAAGCCACGAGCATAGTTGTTTGATTAAGGAGCAGAAGGACCAAGAGAAACTAGCTGAAATTGAGGCTAAACAGCTAATTGAGAGGATGATGAAATGATTGAATCTATTGTAAAACCCCAACCCCTAGATAATGACGTAGCGGTGATTAAGATCCTACAGTTAATGGGACAGCTATCCGTATCCGATATCCGGTATGTGTTAGAAGTGTGTTCCCGTATCTATGGAGTAGTACAGCACCAAGACCGAGTTGCGTCTGCGCATTGGGTAGCGGGCGAAGAGGCGGGGAGTGACCGCAACTGGGAAAGCCACCTATGAACCGCGATTTAGTCCTAGCCGTCCTTGGCATGGCGATTATCTGGTTAACCCTAAATATCCTTTTATGACAGAAAAGCAACAATACGTCTATGAGGTAATTGAGACCTATTGGCTCAAACGGGGATACGCGCCCTCGATTCAGAACATTATGGATATCACCGGCGATAAGTCCAAGGCTAATATCCAAAGGATTATCGTTAGGCTGTGTGAGCTGGGACACTGTAAGAGAATTCCTCGAACTGCCCGGTCCGTCCGCCCCGCATACATTAAATTAAAGCGTCCTAATGAATCTGACCGAGCTAGTTAAGAAACTAGACCCTGCCCAGCAAGCTGCCTTTATGGAGGCGGCGGAGGTGTATTTAAATTCTAAAAAGCGCGAAAAAGCGACCACTGACTTTATGGCGTTTGTTCATGAAATGTGGCCGGGATTTATTAACGGCGCCCACCATAAGGTGATGGCCAAGAAGTTTGAGGAGATAGCCAGTGGGAAAATTAAAAGACTTATTATTAATATGCCTCCACGACATACCAAGTCTGAGTTTGCTTCTTATATGCTTCCTGCTTGGTTCTTGGGGCGTTTCCCTAATAAGAAGATTATTCAGTGTAGTAACACTGCTGAACTGGCAGTAGGCTTTGGACGAAAAGTCCGTAACTTAGTAGGAAGCGAACAATATGCGAAAGTATTCCCAGATGTCTCTCTTCGGTCAGATAGCAAAGCTGCTGGTCGCTGGTCTACTAGCGGTAACGGCGAGTATTTTGCTATTGGTGTTGGCGGTACCGTTACAGGTAAGGGCGCGGATCTACTCATCATCGACGACCCGCATTCTGAACAGGAAGCTGCGATTGCGGCCACGAATCCCGAAGTTTACGATAAAGTATACGAATGGTACTCCTCAGGTCCACGTCAGCGACTCCAGCCGGGCGGAGCGATTGTAGTCGTTATGACCCGCTGGGCTAAGAAAGACTTAACCGGCAGGATTATTAAATCGTCAATCGAGAAAGACGGTGACGTTTGGGAGCAGATTGACTTTCCGGCGATTCTCCCTTCGGGCCGCGCATTATGGCCAGAGTTTTGGGATTTAAAAGAACTGGAAGTTCTTCGGGAGGAATTGCCAATTTCTAAGTGGCAGGCACAGTATCAACAACAACCCACCTCCGAAGAGGGCGCGTTAGTCAAACGCGAGTGGTGGAAAGTTTGGGATCAAGAGTATCCTCCTCAATGTGATTTTATTATCCAGTCTTGGGATACTGCCTTTACTAAGAATGAGCGCTCAGACTACTCAGCCTGCACGACTTGGGGCGTTTTCTATAAAGACGAGAACGAAAATGATCCCAACATTATCTTGATTGATGCCTATAAAGCGCGCTTAGAGTTTCCAGAGCTAAAGGAAAAAGCGTTTGAAATGTACAAAGAGTTCCAGCCAGATGCGTTTATTGTGGAAGGAAAGGCATCAGGATTGCCGTTAATCGGAGAATTAAGACGCATGGGTATTCCTGTATCCGAGTTTACCCCAACCCGAGGAAATGATAAGATAGCCCGATTGAATTCAGTAACAGACTTGTTTGCGTCTGGCAAGGTTTGGGCGCCTGAGAAAAGATGGGCGGAAGAGGTTATCGAAGAGATGGCTTCTTTCCCTAATTCCGATCACGACGACTTAGTGGACTCATCCACGCAAGCGCTTATTCGCTTTAGACAGGGCGGATTCATTAGACTTCCATCCGATGAACCCGACGAACCGCAGTATTTTAAATCCCGACGTAATGCTGGATATTATTAAGGAAGCAAATGAATCAAGAATTGTTAGAAAACAATTTTGTAGTAATAAATGATTTTATTAATGAAGATAGGGCAAAAGAGCTATATCAAGAATTTAAGGAAATTTATAAAACTCATGAAAGTATGTTTCGCCATACAACAAGCGCTAAAGATTCAAAAGGGATGTATGGACCATTAATTTTTATGGAAATTTTAATGGAAAAAATTGGGTTTATGGCAGATTTTTTAAAAGAACCAGTTTTCCCAACGTATGCATATGGAAGGTTTTATAGCAAAGATAATGATTTGATAAAACATACAGATAGACCGGCTTGTGAAATTAGCGTCACTTTAAATTTAAATGGCGATAAAGAATGGCCTATTTGGTTTACCAAACCAGATAATACAGCTGTACCAGTAACTTTGAAGCCCGGACAAGCAGCAATTTATTTAGGAATGAAGTCTGTGCATTGGAGAGAGAAGTATGAAGGTGAAGAATATACGCAAGTTTTTTTGCATTATGTAAAAGCAAAAGGCGAAAACCGTTGGGCAATTTTTGATATAAACAAAAAACAGGAACAAAATTATGGCAATTGATAAAGCTCTCTACCAAGCCCCAGAAGGGATTGATGCTCTAGCGGAAAAAGAACTACCGCTTGAGATTGAAATAGTGAGCGTTGAGGAAGGCGGGGACTTTATGGATCCGCTGACCCCAGAAGGCGAAAAAAACGACGATTTTTACGCAAATATTGCAGAAGAAATGGATGATCGCGTCTTAGCTACGATGGCAAGCGATTTAATTTCTGATTTTGAATCCGATATTGGCTCAAGAAAAGACTGGATCCAGACTTATGTGGATGGTTTAGAACTGCTTGGTCTTAAAATTGAAGAAAGAAGTGAGCCATGGGAAGGCGCTTGTGGCGTTTACCATCCACTTTTGAGCGAAGCACTGGTTAAATTCCAGTCCGAAACCATGATGTCCATCTTCCCAGCATCAGGTCCAGTTAAAACCCACGTGATTGGCAAAGAAACACCAGATAAAAAGGCTGCGGCAGAGCGAGTTCAAGAAGATATGAACTTTGAACTGACCGAAGTCATGCAAGAATACCGTCCAGAAATGGAAAGAATGCTTTGGGGCTTGGGTTTAGCTGGTAATGCGTTCAAAAAAGTGTACGAAGATGAGCAACTTGGACGCCAAGTCTCTATGTATGTACCTGCAGAAGATATGGTTGTGCCTTATGGCGCATCTAGCCTTGAATCTGCTGACCGTATTACCCATGTTATGCGCAAAACCGAGAATGAATTGCGCGCCCTACAGGTTGCAGGGTTCTACCGCGATGTAGATCTAGGAGATCCAGTCAATGCCCTAGACGAAGTAGAGAAAAAGATTGCAGAAAAGCTAGGATTCCGCGCTACTTCTGATGATCGTTACAAAATTTTAGAAATGCACGTCAACCTAGACTTAGAAGGTTACGAGCATACCGACGCAGAAGGCGAAGCTACTGGAATTGCTTTGCCCTACATTGTCACAATTGAAAAAGGCACAAGCACGGTGTTGTCTATCCGTCGTAACTGGGAGCCAGAAGATGAAAGACACAAAAAACTCCAGCATTTTGTCCACTATGGGTATATTCCCGGCTTTGGTTTTTATAACTTTGGCCTCATCCACCTTATTGGCGCTTACGCTAAGTCTGGCACTTCCATCATACGTCAGTTGGTCGATGCAGGATCCCTTGCGAATCTGCCGGGTGGCTTTAAGACCCGTGGCTTGCGCGTCAAAGGAGACGACACCCCGATTGCCCCCGGAGAGTTCCGCGATGTTGATGTTCCGTCCGGAGTCATGCGCGACAACATCATGCCTCTCCCCTACAAGGAACCCAGCCAAGTATTAATGGCGTTGTTAAACCAGATCGTAGAAGAAGGTCGTCGTTTTGCTAACACAGCCGACTTACAAGTTTCTGATATGTCTGCTGCCGCGCCCGTCGGCACAACGCTGGCTATTTTGGAGCGCACCTTAAAAGTCATGTCTGCGGTACAAGCCCGCATTCATTACAGCCTAAAACAAGAATTAAAGCTATTAAAGAAAATTATTGGACGGAATGCTCCACTAGATTATGACTATGAGCCAGAAGAAGGCAGTCGTAAAGCCAAGAAAGCGGACTATCACAATGTAGACGTTATCCCTGTCAGCGATCCTAATGCATCTACGATGGCGCAGAAGATTGTTCAGTATCAGGCTGTAATGCAATTGGCTATGCAGTCTCCAACACTCTTTAATATGCCTTTGCTTTATCGTCAAATGATTGATGTGCTAGGAATTAAGAATGGCGCCAAGCTAATTCCATTGCCTGAGGATATGAAACCAAAAGATCCTGTCACAGAGAATCAGGATATTTTGATGATGAAGCCAGCAAAGGCTTTCCAATACCAAGATCATACGGCTCACATCACAGTCCATATGTCTGCAATGAAAGATCCTAAGATTATGCAGTTGCTGCAGGGCAACCCGATGGCACAGCAGTTACAAGCCGCAATGATGGCTCACATTAACGAACACCTTGGATTCCAGTATCGCGTTGAGATTGAAAAGCAGCTCGGTATGTCCTTGCCACCTCAACAAGACGAGTCTGGCGAAGATGTTCACATGGATCCAGAAGTCGAAGCCCGCCTTGCCCCATTGTTGGCGCAGGCTTCACAGCGTTTGTTACAGCAAAACCAACAGCAGGTTGCAGCGCAGCAAGCACAGCAGCAGGCTCAAGATCCGCTTGTCCAGTTACAACAACAAGATATGCAGATCAAGATGGCAGAGCAAAAACGAAAAACTCAAAAAGATCAAAACGATTTAATGATCGAACAAGAGCGTATCAAAGTAGAACGCGCCCGTATTGCCTCACAAGTGGCTATGGACGCAGCAAAATCTCAAGCACAAATGGAAACTTCCGAAACAGTTGAGAAGATGAAGATGGGTGTAGATCTTGTGAAGCACATCTCTGAAAAAGATAAGGCACATCAGTTACAGAACAAACAGCTGATAACTAATGTTGCATTGCAAAAAAGCAGAGAGCAACATGAATCACAAATGAAACAAATGGAGCCAAAACAGAAAGGTGAATGATGGACGCTTTTGAAGTTTTAGTCACAGAACTAGACAACAAGGCAGCACAACTTAAAGAATGGATGTCAGCCGGAAACGCACAGTCGTTTGAAAGCTACCAAAAAATTTGCGGGGAGATACAAGGTCTTCTCTTTGCAAAGCAGTACGCATTAGACCTCAAACACAGAATGGAACATTCCGACGATGAATGATTTAAATTTAGCACAAGCAGTAGATTTATCAGCAGTACTCGACAAGAGCCAAGAGGAAAAAGCCAGTCAACTTCCAAAACCCCAAGGTT